AGAGGTCTACGGCAATGCAAGGGTCTACGGCAATGCATGGGTCTCCGGCAATGCAGAGGTCTACGGCAATGCAAGGGTCTACGGCAATGCATGGGTCTCCGGCAATGCAAGGGTCTCCGGCAATGCAGAGGTCTCCGGCAATGCAGACTATACAACCATTCATGGTTTCGGCACTCAGTTCCGTACAACTACATTCTTTCAGTGCGAAGATAAGCAGATCAGAGTATCTTGCGGTTGTTTCTTAGGAACAATTCCAGAGTTCCGCGAACAGGTAAAAAATACCAGAGAGGGCAAAATTGCGGAAGAGTACCTTATGATTGCCGACCTGATGGAAAAGCATTTTGTAAAAGAAAAAGAAAGTGGTGAATAATTATGACCCCAGAAGAAGTAAACCTTTACGTCAAAGAAAATGCAGAAGTTCATCAGTTCGCTGCAGAGGTTGCAAGAATCATATCAGGCATTCCACAGATGCCGGAATTTTCAAACGAACGCCTGACAGTATCAGACGTGAGCAAAATGACAGGCATTCCTACACCATCTGTCAGAGCAGGAATCATCTATGGATGGCTGCCTATCGGTACGGCGTATCGTGGGAATAAAGTGATTCACGACAGAAAAGGTTCTGGCAGAATAGAATTTGTTATCTCTCCAAGAAAGCTCTGGGAAGAAACAGGATACATCTGGAGAGGAAAAGAAGCATTAAAGTGATAGTGCCCCGGCGGTGAAGCACCACCAACCGGAGCGTTGCACTTACTAATCTACGCTTAGTAGGTACAGGTTAATTATAACTTCGTATCTGCTAATTGTAAATACCAAAAAAGGAGAAATTAGCACGATATGAGCAGAAATAGCACAAATAAATGTGAAAATGTTCCGACATGGGACGAACTTGAGTTCATTCTTGCGACAGAAATTGTCGAAGAAAGTAGAAAAAAAGCAAGAAAATGGTTCATGGCATGGATTGTGACCGCAGCCGCGCTGGTAGCAAGCAATCTGTCGTGGATTATGGGAGAAATGAAATGAAAGAGTATATGCTAATTGCTGTTTGTATGCTTGCCGGGAAATATGTGGACATACCTATTTGGCTGAACATCTTTTTTGGCATCTCGGCAGCATGGGCGGTTCGCCAGATGAAAGCAGACTGGCAGTAGGAAATAAGGAGGATAAGGAAATGTTCGAGAAAGAAATTGACGAAATTTATGAACTTTGTAAAAGAGTTGTGAATGAAGTTCCGACAGCTAGTATTACATTTGAATATTCAAATTATGGTCTGAACGTAAGGGGGGTTAAAAGAAAAGACAATATTTGTCTTCCCGAAGGCAAATTTAAATGGGATTTATATCAGAATGTATCTCTTGATCCATTTTTCGAGAAAGAAAGTCGTGAAAAGCTCAATAAAATCAAAGCATTCTTGCTGGAACTTCTGATAGATGGGAAGTGTCCAAATGAGTAAACAGATAGCAATTATGAAACTTCTTCCCAGTCTGGAGATAGCAGAATGCATTAACGAATTGCTCAGAGAGCTTCAGTCCATAGGGGATCACATTTTGGATTATGAAAACTGTGATATATCTCTGGATCATATCGAATGTCATGAGACGGATACATTGTATTGTTTCTTTAAAAGAGAGGAGAAAAGATAATGAAATTGTACGAAATTGATAACGCAATTATGGATTGTGTAGACATGGAAACAGGAGAAATCATTGATGTTGAGAGGCTTTCTGCTCTTCAGATAGAAAGAGATCAGAAGATTGAGGGTATCGGTTGTTGGATTAAAAATCTTCTGTCAGATGCAAAAGCCTTAAAAGAAGAAAAAGATAACCTTGCAGCACGTCAAAAAGTTGCTGAGAACAAAGCAGCTTCATTAAAAGAATTTCTTTCAAAATATCTGGATGGTGAGAAATTTAAGACTGCAAAGGTATCAATTTCTTACAGAAAAAGTGATTCTGTAGATATTTCAGCGAATGCAACTGTTCCTGAGGAGTTCCTTAAATATGCAGAGCCTACACCTGACAAAATCGGATTGAAAGCTGCATTGAAAGCCGGAAAAGAATTTCCGGGAATTTCACTAAAAACTTCTCAGAATATTCAGATTAAGTAGGAGAGCGCTATGAGTGATTTTGAAATCCGTATTCCGGCGAGAAAGAAACAACCGGCAACTGATAAGGATAACCCTGTCGTGAAAGTTTCAACAGGCGCATATAACGCACTGGTTGAAATTTATAACGAATCAACCTTATCAATGAAAGATATCGCAAGTTTGCTGATTATTGAAAGCAGTAAGCACGTGGTTTATGACAAAGAGGAATAGAAGTGAATATATATGAGAAGTTAGGCATTATTCAGTCAAAGCTGAAAGCCCCTAAAGGACAGTACAATTCCTTCGGGAAATACAAATACAGGAGCTGTGAGGATATTCTGGAGGCTGTAAAACCGCTTCTGGCAGAAACAAAGACTGTGTTAAGCGTCACAGATCGGATAGAAGTTGTCGGGGATAGAATATACGTCAGGGCAGAAGCTCATCTGAACGACTGTGAAGATACCGGCGAGATTACAACCGTTGCTTATGCAAGGGAAGAAGAGTCAAAAAAAGGCATGGATTCTTCCCAGGTTACAGGCGCAGCGTCATCTTATGCAAGAAAGTATGCGCTGAATGGTTTGTTCTGCATTGATGACAACAAAGACAGTGATTCTACCAATACAGGTAGCAGCGGAAAAACAGCAGCTAAAAAGCCAGAATCAAAAGAACCTGTTGAGATGATTGCTTCAGAAAATGTAATGAGCATCCAGAACATCATTGACAAATATCCGAGTTCTAACTTGTTTGAACAGATTAAAACTCGTTTCAAGGTAGACGATGTGAAAGGACTCACAAAAGAAAAAGGGCAAAAATGTCTCAAAATGTTGATTGAGTACGATAAACAGCATAGTGGAAAGGAATAAAAAATGAACAAAGTTATTCTTGCAGGACGATTTACAAGAGATCCAGAAGTCAGATATACAAATGATGGAACATCAATCGTAAGATTTTCCATTGCAGTCAATAGAAGATTTGTAAAAGAGGGTTCTGATCAGAAAGCGGACTTTCTTAATTGTATTGCATTTGGAAAGTCTGCGGAATTTATCGAAAAATATTTCACAAAAGGCATGAAAGCAGATTTATCTGGAAGAATCCAGACAGGATCCTATACGAATAAAGACGGCGTGAAGGTATATACAACAGATATTGTTGTCGAGGAAATCGAATTCGGCGAAAGTAAAGGTTCTTCACAGGCACAGACAGCACCGCCTACACCGAATCCAGAAGCCGACCCGGACGGATTTATGAGCATTCCAGATGGAATTGATGAGGAGATGCCGTTCGCATGATACAAATTGACAGTAGGGAACATCAGAAAGTTATTGATGGCATTAAGAAAGCATTTGATGCAGCAAGGGAGAAATGGTTTGTGTCGAAGCTCTACGTCGGGGATTATATGAATTATGACAACCCTCGACTGGTTGTCGACCGAAAGCAAAATCTTTCCGAATTATGTGGAAATGTGTGTCAGCAGCACGAAAGATTCCGCGCTGAGATTATCCGGGCAAACGAAGCAGGAATAAAACTTGTCTTCTTATGCGAACACGGGAAAGGAATCGAAAAGCTGGACGATGTTCTCTGGTGGGAGAATCCCAGGGCGAAGAAGCGGGTTAAGAAAAATGGTATCTGGATTGAGCAAGAACAGAAAGTTATGCACGGCGATACGTTGTACAAAATTCTATGCACAATGCAGAGAAAATATGGCGTTGAGTTCCTATTTTGTGACAAAAAAAATACTGGAAAACGAATAATGGAGATTCTGTCGGATGGACAAAGAAACGATTAAACAGCAGAACAGTATGAGAGATGTTCTTTCCAGATACGGAATGATTCCGAACAGAGCTGGCTTTATCAGCTGCCCATTTCATTCCGGTGACCGTACTGCTTCAATGAAAATTTACAAAGACAGCTATTATTGCTTCGGATGTGGCGCGACAGGAGACATATTTACATTCGTTCAGAGCATGGATAATTGCGATTTTAAGACAGCCTTTCAGATTCTTGGTGGAACATACCATAAACCTGATTTTTCGTCCAGAATGGCAATATATCACGCTCAGAAGCAAAAAGAAATGAGAGAGAAGGCAGAGCGGAAGAAAAATGAAGAATTGCAGGAATGTTTGTCCGATATTGACTTTTACAGGTCTATTCTTGGCAGAGTAAAGCCATTATCAGATGGCTGGTGTGAAGCATGGAACAAATTACAGCTTGCATTATATAAGCATGGATTCATAACAGGATTGGAAGAAGGTGATTAAAGAAAATGGAACAGATTAACAAGCTCACATCAGAATCAATTCTGGAAGAAGAAGTGTTTAATGAGATATTCAAGCAAGAAGATGAAATTTACAAGGCACGTTTGACATTGACTCTTCTGGACAGAGCGAAAGAGCTTGGAGTAAAGAAGAAATTTGAGGATCTGTTAAAAGTCTACACAAAAGTACATAAGCAGATCCTTGAGAAAGAAAAGCAAGAGAAACCTGTATCCGCATTAAATCAATGGACAAATTTCTCTGATTGCGAATATGACCGCATGAAATGTCTTAACTGGATGGCAGATGATGAGGGAATCAGGATTTCAAATACAAATCCAGGATCACCGGATATTATAGCTTGTTATCACCCTATTCTTCCAATCGAACGAATGAAGAATCTGGAGACTGGAGAAGAGCAGATTAAGCTTGCATATAAGCGAAACGGTAAATGGTCTGAAATTATCGTTCCAAAGACAATGATTACATCCGCGACTAAAATCGTAGGGCTGTCAGCGTTGGGAATTTCAGTCACTTCGGAAAATGCGAAGTATCTGGTCCGGTATCTGTCGGACGTGGAAAATGCCAATGATGATTATATCAACATCCAATATTCTTCCAGTAAAATCGGGTGGATTCGAGATTATTTCCTGCCTTACGACAAGGATATCGTATTTGATGGCGATATGAGATTTCGTCAGTTATACGAAAGTATCAGTGTAGGTGGCAGCAGAGTAGAGTGGTATGAACATGTAAAAAAGGTTCGTGCTACTGGAAGAATCGAACCAAAAATCATGTTGGCTGCAAGTTTTGCAAGCATTCTAATTAAACTGGTCGGTGCTCTTCCATTCTTTGTGGACTTATGGGGCGAAACCGAGGGCGGTAAGACTGTAACGCTTATGTTGGGGGCTTCTGTCTGGGCGAATCCAGGTGAATCTAGGTACATAGGAGACTTTAAAACAACCGATGTGGCCCTGGAAGCAAAATCCGATATGCTCAACAACTTACCGCTAATTCTGGACGATACTTCCAAGGTATCTGCCAAGATTAGGGATAACTTTGAAGGGATTGTATACGATTTATGCTCAGGAAAAGGAAAGAGCCGCTCCAACAAGGAACTGGGAGTGAACCGGGAGAATCGCTGGCAGAACTGCATTCTAACCAATGGTGAGCGTCCGCTTGCTGGATATGTCAGTCAAGGTGGAGCTATTAACCGAATTATTGAGGTTGAGTGTTCCGAAAAGATATTTGATGATCCACAGCTTACCGCAGATACTCTTAAAAAGAACTACGGATACGCAGGAATCGATTTTGTGAACGCAGTCAAGGAAATGTCCATTGATGATATAAAAGCCATGCAGAAGCACTTTCAGAGCCTTATACAGGATGATGATAAAATGCAGAAACAGAGTATATCAATGAGCATTATCCTGACAGCAGATAAAATCGCAACAGATCAGCTGTTCCATGATGGCCAGTACATTGACATTGAGACGGCTAAGAATCTTCTGACAGAGAAAGAAATGGTATCTGAAAACGAACGCGCTTACTGGTTCGTGCTTGATAAGATTGCCATGAACGGAATTAAATTTGATGATAACCCAGATATCAAGACAGAAAGATGGGGAATTATCGACAATGATCCGGTAGAAAAAACGTCAACTGCAATAATCTATAGCGCAGCGTTTGATGATTTATGCAAAATCGGAAGATTCTCCAGAAAAGCATTTTTGTCATGGGCTGTCAAGAAAGGACTTGTGGAAACCGACAGCAGAGGATATCCGACCAAAGCAAAAAAACTTGACGGAATTGTCACCAAATGTGTGTTCTTGAAAATTGTAGATGAAATTCCAAAAGGTTTTGTGAATTGTAATGATGATTTTGAGATTACAGACGATATTGTGTTTGATTAACAAACAATTCGTCCAAAAGGTAACCGGGTAACCTAGGTAACCTTTGATTCTGTATATATATATTTAAGTATTTATATGCACATATTGAGTATAAAAGTTTCCCTATATGAGAAAGTCAGGGTTACTCGGTTACTCGGTTACCTACCTGTAAAATCAATGGTTTACACAAATTAGTACGGTTACATCTCGGTTACTGTGGGTTACTTATATTAAAATAATATAAATATATTATATTTATAAAATAAAATTAAATAGAGCGTATACAGTATATTGTATACAATATTCAAAGGAGATGATAAAAATAAAAGTAGAAGCAAAGGATATTCCGTATATTCAAAAATTTATGACTGAATTTTGGAAAGCTATAAAAGATTTCTATTCAGCCGAACTTACAGATGAATATTCCAAGCAGGCTACTGATCGTCTGATAGAGCTTGGAGAGTATGCGGAAATGTGTCCTGATGATAATGATAAACAGTTTATCAAGAATTGTCTAGTTGCTTTTAATAAGTTATTAGATTCCAAACAAAGGGAGTTGAGAAAGAATGTACAACACGAAGAATAGATACGAGCAGGGACAGGCTCTTAGAAAAGAAATCTACATGTATGTAGTAAGCTACTTTAAACTTGTTGGATACGCACCATCGGTCAGCGAGATTTGTGAGAAGGTAGATGCAAGCAGAGCCACCATCTGGAGACATTTGAACCAGCTTATTGATGATGGGTTGCTTAAAACAGCACACCCGAGTACTGATAGAGCCTATGCTCCGACAGGATACGGGTTCGGAAAGGTGAAGAAATGAATAAAATGCGTGAATATGAACGCGGCAGAGAAGATGGTCTTGACCTTGCTAGACGAATCACCAGAGAGGGCGGTCTTGAAGCCCTCGAAAAGGAATGCAGATTCAGGGGAGTAACAGGAATACATACTTCCCTGGCAAGAAAGGACCTGGACAAAGCATCTGAGAAGATCAAACAGCTTGTATCTGAATGCTGCGTGATCATGGCGATAGCTGTCCTGCATGATGAATTTGGATTCGGTCAGAAAAGATGCCAGAAGTTCATGACAGGCATGGACAAAGCTTCGGACTATATCGACCAGGGCTTGGCTGAATGGATTGATTATGTGCAGGCTATCAAGGAAGAACTGGGAATTGAATTAAGCTTTTCAGGAGAAATAAAAAGGAATGCAGAATAATGGGCAGGTAGCATTTGGCTAAATGAAAGTAGGACGAGAAATGAAAATTAAGTTAAAAGAAATCAGCAGAGACGATTTAAAGGTAGGAGATACCGTTGGAATTGCCAGAACGGTGAATTGCGGGTGGTTATCGACGTTCCGACATAGAAAAATTATTCCGGTTAAGATTACAAGAATTACTCCAAAAAGAACCAAGATCGAAACAGATATATATGAAGAACATGGAAAAGGCGAAAAGTTTTACGAATACGATGAAAATGCCAGAAAAGAAAATGAACTTGCGGAAAAGTTTGTTCTGGTAAAAGATATGGAGTTTGAACTTAACCAGTTTGAAAACAAATATGGGCTGAAACGGATGGATGACGAAGATATTCTCGAGATGGCTGATTACGTAGAAAAGATAATGAAAATTTTAGGCAAATACAGAAAGAAATAACGAATCCTCGGTAAACCGAGGCCATATCAAGATTAGCATGGTGAATTGATACGTAAATAAATACAGAAATCATGGAGGACTGCACAATAGCGTGCCAGTTGCTTACATGGGGAAAGTGAGGACACAAAATGAAATTCAAAAGTAATGCAAAATATAACAAAGAACTTAAAACCGGGAGTGTTTTTGCTTTAAAAAGCAATTCTTTGGGAATTGTTATCCACAAATACGTTGGTTGTGGAGATGCACTGTTTCTCAACTGTAGTGCATTGGATATTTTCAACTACGATCTTGAAACAGAAGATTTTGGCGAAGCTGTCAGTAAAGCGAAAGAAATTATCATGAGTAAAGTTAAGAAAATCAGAGAGGATGCTTACAAATTCTATTCAGACAACAACATTGAATTTGATAGATATTAAGGAGGACAAAAAATGAGCTACTGTGACGGAACCTGTAAGTATCTGAATGCAAGAAAACACAAATGCGAATTGACAGGAGAAAAACTCACATACATGAAACAGAGTTGTGGAATCGAGTATTCAGTGCATGAACACAGAGGATTCTGTGAGAAAGATAAGGAGGACACAAAATGAAATTATTTAAAACAGTAGATGAGAAATTAGCAAAAATTGGATTTACAAAAGAAAAAGAAGATAAGTATGGGTGTGTATATAAAAGAAAAGATAAGGAATATAATTTTACACAAAAAGTTGCTATTGTACACAAAAAATCTGGTAGACATATTTTACAGTCATATGATCCAGATTTAGGAGATGATGAAGGAATTGGAAATACTTGTGTTGGTCTTACAGGATATGAAATGAAACTGTTTATTAAAAAGATGAAGCAGTTAAAAATGTATGCGGGTAAGGAGGACACAAAATGTTAATCAGAAGTCAGGATAAAACAGCACTGGTAAAGTTTGAAAACATTGTAGTCAATCTAAAACTCCCAGATTCATTGAATGTTATATGTTGGAGTTGGCAGGATGCACAGAGAAGTGGAGGATATTTTATTTTAGGAAAATACTCCACAAAAGAAAAAGCCATGAAAGTACTGGATATGATTCAGGAAGCCTATGTAAATGGACATATTGATTATCAGATGCCAGAGGACAGTGAGGTGGTTGTATGATTACATTCTTATTAGGATTCACCCTTGGAACCATATTCGGAGTGGCTGGTCTTGTATGTGTGGCGATCATGTACGACAAGCACCACCCAGACGATTAGAAAGGAGAACGGTATGCTGACAAGGAACAAAAAGCTGAAAGACTACGGTATTCCGGCAGAAGACATTGAAAAACTGAATGCGATGCTGAAAGACTTTCCGGCAGAGTACGGATACCTGCTTTCCAGTGCCGCCTTGTCAGCTTGCCCGAAAAACACGGTGATAGCAGATATGGTTATTGAGAATATCTTGCACCGGAAAAGTTACAGGAAAATCAGCAGAGAAAGATATATCCCGATGAATCCGAAGGACTTTTACGGATACAGACGCAAGACCGTCGCTGTACTGTATGAGAGGATGCGGTTGTTGGGAATGTGGGAGGATGAATAAATGCGTTTAATTGATGCAGACAAAATAATTGACTCTCTTGGAAATTCGGATATGGATTTTGCAATAGGTGCAGTTATTGACGAACAGCCGACAGTTTTTGATGTAGATAAGGTTGTGGAGCGGTTAGAAGAAGAAAAGAAGAGAGCATTTAAACTATGTTTGGGAACTAATGACAGCACGCAAAGGCTGAAATACATTGAAAAAGAACAGACGATAGCTTTAGCAATCGAAATTGTAAAAGGTGGTGGAGTTGAATGAGAGAAATTCTTTTCAAGGGAAAGCGGATTGATAATGGAGAATGGGTTGAGGGATGTTACGCGGAATGCAATGGCAAGACATTCATTGGAATTGATATATCCATTGGCATTGATGATATATTTGAGGTTTTTTGTACTCCTGTAATTAGGTGGCTTGAAGTCGATCCAGAAACCCTCTGCCAGTTCACGGGGGAGACTGACAAGAACGGTAAGAGGATCTGGGAGAGCGATGTTGTTTGGCTTGTTTATGATGGGAAAGAACATATTTATCAGATAGTTTGGGATAACTCTGAATTAGATTTTAAAGCGACCAATGGTGAAGAAAATTACGGATCGAATTTTGAATATTTACTATGTTGCGATGAAATTGAAGTTATTGGAAACATTTTCGACAATAAAGAATTATTACAAGGAAGTGTAAAATGAGAGAGTTTATACATGGTGACTGCATGAAATATTTACCGGAATTTCCGGACGATTACTTTGATATTGCCATAGTAGACCCTCCATATGGAATAAAAGAGCATGGAGGAAAGAATCGAAGTAAATATGTAAAGCAGAAAAATGGAAGTTCTATATACGTTCCAGACGGAGGATATAAAAATTTTGGATGGGACAATTCGCCTCCTGAACCTGAATATTTTAAACAATTGTTCAGAGTTTCTAAAAATCAAATTATATGGGGAGCAAATTATTTTGATTATCCAATGGCTGGCGGGATGATTATATGGGATAAATGCAATGATGGTTCCGACCAGTCTGATGCAGAGATTGCGTTTAACAGTCTAACAAGAAGAGTAGATATATTCAGATACATGTGGAGAGGAATGTTTCAGGGAAAATCAATTGCCGAAGGAACCATTCAACAAGGAAACAAGAAATTAAATGAAAAGAGAATTCATCCAACGCAGAAGCCGGTAAATCTATACAGGTGGATTTGTCAGAAATATCTGCAGAAAGGAATGAAGATTCTTGATACCCATGTGGGGAGTGCAAGCTCACTGATTGCATATGAGGAATACGGTCTGGAATATGTCGGCTATGAAATCAATAAAGATTATTACGATTCAGCCCAAAAACGGTTGAACGAGTTCAGATCACAATTAACATTATTTGATTTAGGATTGGAGGAACACAAATGAGTAGCGCAAGCGTAAGATTTGGAACAAAAGCGTATGTATGTGCAAGGTACTTCCTTAGACCGGGAAAGTGCTTCAAGTACATCGACCAGCGTGGCGAGGATATCACAGAGCACATCTATGAGGTCATGGCATCATATCCATATTGTGTATGTTAAGAGATACCAGAAACGGAGTCAGGACTTGCCCGGGATATAACACTTTGAGCCTGATGTTGAGAGGAAGTGAAGTAGGTGAGTAAAGGTAAAGATATCTCTACTATGTTTACAAAAAAAAGAAAACAAAAAGAACGGAAGGATTGGATATGGACTGTCCACCAGAGAAAAGAAAAGTATTATCAGTCCGGCACAGTACGGAGCATTCTTGCAGAAAAGAGGTAGGAGAAGATGAGTAAATCAGTATTAATCATGAACACACCAAAAGGATGTTTTGCTTGCCCATTTCATATGGCAGATTTCAATTTTAATTTATGCCTTGCAACAAGAAATGATTCAATCAGAACTATTTCTAAAGTAAGCCATGAAGGATTCAAAAAACTGGCAGGAAGACCCGAATGGTGTCCACTGAAAGAATTGCCAGAAAAATTGGAAGCGAGCACACGTGATAATGAAAGATGCGGTCAAGACGCGGAAAATAAGCGATAAAAATAAACAAGCGACAAAAAACAAGCGGAAAGGAGAGGTGAAAGCATGATTGACTTAACAAATACATGTGTTCTGGTTAGAACAAAAGAAGAAAATGAAATGCTTCTCAAAGAAGCTGAGAAACAGGAATTCCATTGGTATAAAAAAGACCATTGCGAGCCATTACAAACACAATATTTTCCGGACATTTTAAAATTTTATAAATATGATATAACTTATGCGGCAAGTGTCAGATCAGACTTTGCTTTCTATGAGGCATCAGAACTCCTCGGGACAAAAGAAATGACAGTAAGAGAGTTTATTGAGCGGATTGCAGATGTTTGTAGATGCATCGAATCTGGCGGTGGAGAAGTTAAAAGAGGTGAAGTAGATGGAGAGATTAACACGCAGATTAAACAATAATAAAATTGTTGCGATAAAAGGGGACAGTTGCAATTATAGTGCGAACTCATTTGATTGTCAGCTTAGTGAAGGAAGAAAAAGATTAAAAACGGCATTAGAAAAACTTGCCGACTACGAGGACTTAGAAGAACAGGGCTTGCTTGTGAGATTGCCAGATGATTTAAACAAAGTGTTGTATCAAGTAAATTATAGGTGGACAGAATGCACTGAATACGGTGAGGAAAATAACAAATGCGAAATCTATGATTGTAAATGTGAATGTGATAGCAGGAAAGAATATTATATAGCCGAAGTTGGTTTGCAATATATTCAGATTGTAAATTATTATGATCGTCTTGGCAAATTTTTATTTTTAACTCGCGAAGAAGCTGAGAAGAAGTTGGAGGAGATGAAGAAATGAATAGCAAACCTACACCAGACATAACACCAAACCTTGCTATATCAGCATACCACGTACTACAGCAATATTGTACTGGACAGCCAGCGGATTGCAAAGGCTGCGGATTCTACGAACACTGTCCAGAATGTTTTCGAGGCATGCCATGCGACTGGAGTTTGAATGAAGAAGGTGAAATAAATGAATCTTAGAAAAGCTACACTAACCGACTATGGAGTGCCGCCGGATGATATACCGGCACTTCAAAGTCATTTCAGACACCTTGACGAGAATGACAAGTACAATCTTCTGCAAGTATCAATCAAATATGCACCAGGTATAGAAACACAGATATACGACAGCATAGTGAACTGTATAGGATACCGGACAATGGAACGATTCCGGGAGATGCCGGTATCTGAAAATGATTTCTACGGATACAAGCGCAGGACTATGGCAGAATACTATCACTTGGCAAAATTGACCGGAAGATTATAAAGTTGATAAAAACTAAAAGTGGTGTAGAGGTACATAACCCCTAGTGTGGTATTATAGTGTATATAACTATAGCTATACTGGGGGTTTTTGAATTGAGGTGATAATATGGCGAACTTAAAAGCAGTTACAAGAAAACTTCAAAAAGCTATATTATCCACCGGATTAATTATAAAAATCGGAACATCACAATTCTACAGCCATGAGCAGGAACGATTAATTACAGTAACGATCATATCAACACCAGTGCTTAGACCAACAAAACGTGGTGAATGGAAAAATTGTGATTATGAAATATTACGAACTGCATCCCAGTATGATGTGGTCATGTGCCTTAAAGAAATATGGGAGGCGGTCAGAAAATGAGGATAGACAGAGGTGATTAGATGGACTTAACGCCTAAGCAGAAAGCGTTTGCAGATGAATATATAAAAAATGGCGGGAATGCATCTGATGCCGCGAGAAAAGCAGGATACGCGCCTAAAAGCGCTGATGTAATAGGGCGCGAGAACTTACGGAAACCTACGATTTCAGCATATATAGCCGAAAAACAGTCTCTCATCGAAAAACAAAAAGGCACTGACATCATGTCTCTGGCAGAAATCCAGCAACGCCGTTCCATGATTGCAAGGGGCGAACTGACCGATTCATTCGGATTTGCCCCGGACTTCTCCGATCAGCTGAAATCTATGAATGATCTGGAAAAAACGCTTGCGATAAAAGAAGCCAGAGAAGAACAGCAGAAAGCAGAAGAAAAAGCCAGATTGCAAGGTGAATACCACATTGACCTGAATATTGTCCCGGACGTATTCCATAAAATGATTCGGGATATTCGAGCAAAGAAACATAGCGAATACATTCTTCCTGGTGGGCGTGGATCCATGAAGTCCTCCACTATATCTCTAATCATACCGGAATTACTGAAGAATAATTCGAACATGCACGCTCTGATTCTGCGAAAAGTCGGAAATACTATCAAAGATTCTGTTTACGCTCAGATGAAATGGGCGATTGATAAATTAGATCTAAATGAGGAATTTACCTGTAAAGTATCTCCCATAGAGATTACATATAAGCCTACTGGGCAGAAGATATACTTTCGTGGTGCTGACGATCCGTTAAAGATTAAATCTATCAAGCCGGAGTTTGGTTATATCGGAATTGTTTGGTTCGAGGAACTTGATCAATTTGCCGGTCCGGAAGAAATACGAAATATTCAGCAGTCTGCGATTCGTGGTGGTAATGAAGCGTATAAGTTTAAATCATTCAACCCGCCGAGGAGTAAGAATAACTGGGCAAACGAATATACGGCAGAAGCAGAAGAAAAAGATGATAGCGCGCTGGTTGTGCATAGCACATATCTTGATCTTGACATTGAACAGGAATGGCTCGGAGATATATTCCTTGCAGATGCTGAACATCTAAAAGAAGTAAATCCAGACGCTTATGACAACGAGTATTTAGGGCACGCCAACGGAAATGGTGGAAATATCTTTGAATACATCGAAGAAAGAGCTATCACGGACGAAGAAATTAGTCACTTTGATAGAATCTATCAGGGTGTTGACTGGGGATGGTTCCCAGATCCTTATGCATTTGCGCGGCTCTATTATGACCATGCAAGAGAGACAATTTATTTTCTTGATGAAATTGGCGAAAACAAAAAGTCAAATGACTGGACTGCTGCCGAAATCAAGAAGCGTGGTTATGATGACTATGTGATCACTTGTGACAGTGCTGAGAATAAATCTGTAAATGATTACAGGGACGCAGGACTTCCAGCAAGAGGAGCAATCAAGGGACCTGGCAGCGTTGAATACTCAATGAAGTGGTTGCAAAAAAGAAAATTAGTGTTTGACCCTGCTAGAACACCAAAAGCCTTAAAAGAGTTCAAGAAGTACGAATACGAGAGAGACAAGGACGGAAACATTATAAGCGGTTATCCCGACAAAGATAATCACTTTATAGATGCGACCAGATATGCCACAGAGTCAATGTGGACCAGAAGGGGGAACAGTGCATAATGAGTAAAATAGGAATAGAACTACCGAAAGAGTATTCGGACAGATTTGACAAATTACGCCAGAATCGAGCAGAAGTCAGCTTTTATAAATATGGCACAGCAGCAGACAACTTTGGAATGAAATTAGTAGATGCACTTGAATCACATGATATGTGCATTAAAAAATATAAAGAAACTGGAAACACAGAATATCTTTGCGATGCAGCAAATTATCTCATGTTTGAATTTATGTATCCACAGATTCCGAATGCATTTTTTCAAAGCAACAGATAGCGGAGAGAGTGCCGGAGTTGCCGGGACACCAATAAATCAGCTAAAAGAAAAATGGTGACTAAATGGGACTTATAACAACACTAAAAAGGTGGTTTAACATGATTTTCAAAAAACAAGCCGAAGAGGACTTTAATATCCAGGCAGCAGAGTTTCCAGAAATGGAATCGTTAATTAACCGGTGTGCGAACATCTACAGAGGCGTACCGGAATGGCTAGATGACAAGAATAATATCAAGACGATTAATTTTGCTAAATCTGTGTGTTCTGAGACTGCCAGACTTGCAACATTGGCGATCGGCATTCAGATTGATGGTTCTGCAAGGGCAACATGGTTACAGGAACAGATTGACAAGGTATATTTCCAGATCCGGCACTGGGTGGAATATGGATGTGCTTATGGAACGGTGTTCATTAAGCCGAATGGCGAGAGCCTTGACGTATTTACTCCGGCAGATGTGATAATTGTGGATTACGATAATCAGGAAATCAAAGGGATTATATTTAAGGATTCTTATACAGTTGGACGGAAACACTATACACGGCTTGAATATCATAGATTTGTTGAGACAACAGTGGACGGAGTGACAACCTATCCGTATTATGTTTCTAACAGAGCTTATGTGTCGAAATCCCCTCAGAGCATCGGTGATAAAATTGACCTTAAACAGACCAAATGGGCTGACCTCATGGCAGATACACCGCCGATTCTCAAAGCGAACGGTGAGAAGCTAGACGGGACTCTATACGGAGTGCTGCGGACACCACAGGCGAATAACGTAGATATCAGTACGCCACTGGGCTTACCAATATTTGCCGAAGCCATTGAAGAATTGAAAGACCTCGACATTGCATACAGTAGAAATGCCGGAGAAATTTTTGATTCTCAGAAGATAGTTCTGGCAGATGATAGACTGCTGATGCCAAGCGGTACACCTGTAGCAGCCATGTCGCCACAGGGCATGGAGAACAGACGCAATGAGATGAACTTACCGCACTTTGTCAAGAATGTATTCGGACAGGATGAGAAAGAGTTTTATCAAGAAATCAATCCGCAACTCAACACGGATACCCGTATAAGCGGCATAAATGCCCTTTTAAGCCAGTTAGGGTACAAGATTGGATTCTCTAACGGGTATTTCGTTTTTAACGAATCCAGCGGCATTCAGACAGCCACAGGAGTAGAAGCAGAACAGCAGAGGACAGTGCAGTTTATCAAGGATGTAAGGGATAAGTTGGAGTCTTGCCTAGATGAAGTTATTTACGCATTGAACGTTTACGCTGACCTGTACGGACTTGCACCTGTCGGAGCTTATGAAGTCAATTATGATTTCGGAGACATTCTGTATGTGCGTGAAAACGACCGTGCAAGATGGTGGCAGTATGTGACTACTGGCAAGGTTCCGGCATGGATGTATTTCGTAAAGTTTGAAGGAATGACGAAAGACGAGGCGGTATCAATGACAAGAGAAGCAGAAAAAACACAAGCAAAAGGATTATTTGATGATGAATAAAAAAAGAGGGATTTATTTTCCCTCTGAATTAGATTTTAAATAATCGGATATTAATTTTTCAAGAATAGATGCTACGGAACACTTTTCTTTAATTGCAAGAATTTTAATTTGTTCCAATAAATTTTCATCTATGGTAGTCGTAAATTTAATTTTACTCATTATGGCACCTCCTTTAATATGAATATACCATAAATACGTATAGACGTAAAGAATAAATAATGTTACAATATACGTAAATAAGTATATACGTATAAAGGAGAACATGATATGAAAAATCAGATAAGATTACATCTTGAGGGCGAGAGATATGGAAAGCTTGTGGTTACGGAAGAAGCCGAACCAATTTATAGTAAAACAGGTAAAATGATTCGGAGGTGGAAATGTAAATGCGATTGTGGAAATATTACAATCGTTAGGCATGGAGATTTAAGAAATGGAAGTACTGTAAGCTGTGGATGCTATAATTATGAAAAAGAATCAGTTGTAAAAACACATGGGTATTCTCGCACAAAGCTTGGAAGAGTTTTTGATGGAATGAAACAGAGATGCAACAACCCGAACAATAAGAATTATGAAAAGTACGGAGGAAGAGGGATAAGAATCTGTACGGAATGGTTAAATGATCCGAAAAAATTCTTTGACTGGGCTATAAAAAATGGATATAAAGAGGGATTGTCTATCGACAGAATAAATGTAAACGGGAATTATGAGCCAGATAATTGCCGTTGGACTGATAGCGAAACTCAGTGCTTGAATCAGAGGATAAGAAAAGACAATAAAACAGGATACAAGGGAATTTATTATAGCAAGGGAGTGTATAGAGTGCAAATTAGAAGAAACAAGAAGAGATATTATTTTGGATCGTATAAAACATTACCTGAAGCAGTAAAAGCATTAGAAGAAGCTAAAGCAATGGTTAAAGAAGCCCAGCCAGACGAACCAAAACTGTTTGGAGATGAGTAATTATGTTAAGCCCAGAGTATTTACGCCAGATAACAGAAGGAAGTGAACAGATTGCAGAGGAACTACATCAGTACATTGTCGGAGAAATTGTATCCAGAATGATGACGCGGATCGGCAGAGGCGAGAAGTATATACTAACCAATGCCGATGCTTGGAGAATTCGGACATTGCAAGAATCCGGTGAGCTGTTAGAAGATATTCTGTCAGAGCTGTCTAAATATACTAAGCGGCAGCAGGAAGAGCTAAGAGAGACGTTTGAAGATGCCGGAATCACTGCTCTCGATTATGATGACAAGATATACAAGGCGGCAGGATTAAGCCCTGTACCGCTCGAACAGTCGCCAGCTATGATAAGGCTCATGGAACGGAATATGCTTGCGACTATGGGTGAGTGGAAGAACTTTACACGAACCACCGCAAGTGCCGCTCAGAGGCTCTATATTGAGCAATGCGACCTTGCCTATAATCATGTAATGACTGGGGCGGTTGGGTATACACAAGCCATCAAAGAGGCGGTTAATAACGTTGTGAGTGATGATGTTACGGTCACATATCCATCCGGCAGGCGCGACACTATCGAAACAGCAGTCGCACGTTCTGTCAGAACTGGCGTGGCTCAGGCTACTGGAGATATATCCCTCAAACGCATGGAAGAAATGGGCTGGGATTTAGTTCTGGTCAGTGCTCACATGGGAGCCAGAACAGGTGATGGCGGTCAGAATCCCGGAAATCACGCATGGTGGCAAGGCAAGATATACTCTCGTTCTGGCAAGAGTAAGAAATTTCCACCGTTCTCATTGACTGGATATGGAACGGCAAGCGGACTGTCAGGAGTCAATTGTCGGCATAGTTTTGGAGCCAGTGATGGAGAATTTAATCCCTATGCAGAACTATCAGCACAGGATAAAGCCGACAAAGGCAAACAGTACGAAAAGGAACAGCGGCAACGTACTTACGAGCGAAGAATCCGCAAAACAAAGCGTGAAGTCCTTGGAATGCAAGTGGCGGTTGATAACTGCAAGGACGAACAGGCGAAATTCGCATTACAGCAAGACCTTGACCGGAAGTCTTTTCTTCTCCAGAAACAAAATGCTGCATATAAGGACTACTGCAAGCAGAACGACCTGAGAGAGCTGCAAGACCGACTTATGATAGCGAAGTGGAACCGCCAGAATGCTGCAAAATCCAGAGGAGCGGCAAAGAGATATAAAACAGCAAAGGGGATTGACTGATGGATAGATGGGAATATTACAATCCGAATCCTGCCGGTAATCGAGTCGGAGATTGTGCTGTCCGGGCGATATGTAAAGCAACCGGCTTTGATTGGGAAACGGTATTCACCGGATTAATGATACAGGCGTGTGCTCTGTCAGATATGCCAAGTGCAAATTATGTCTGGGGAGCGTATCTCTACAAGCATGGATACAGACGCAAACTAATTGAGCAATCAGAACGGTATATCTATACAGTCAGCGACTTTTGCACAGACCATCCGACAGGTACGTATATTCTCTGCATAGATGGTCATGTAGTGACAGTACAAGAGGGCAAATATTTCGATACATGGAATAGTGGTAATGAGATCCCGGTATATTACTGGGAAAAGGAGTAGCTAAATGAGCATATCAGAATTTGTACAGATTTTCCTCTCTATCTGCGGAGGGGTGTCCATTGTCGGAGGGGCGGCAGCCGTAATTTTTAAGTGGATTACACCGGCATTTCGGCTTAATAAGCGAGTAGAGACACTGGAAGAACATGATAAGCGAGATTACGAGAGTCTTCGGAGAATCGCAGAACGAGATTCATTAATTCTGGAAGTGTTATCAACCATGTTGGATAGTCAGATTAGTGGGAATAATGTAGAAGAATTAAAAAAAACAAAACAGAAGCTTACAAATTATCTTGCGCAGAATCAACGTTAGCATTAGTAAGGGGTATGCTCATGAAGTTATATGTGTTCACTAAGAAAGATATAGACAGATTCTTAATAGAGTGTAATTTCACACCGGACGAAGAAAGATTGTTCCGGCTGAGATGTAAGGAATACACTCTTGAATACTGTGCTGAACAGATGAATGTGAGTATATCCACGGCGAAACGGCTGAGCCGGCGGGTAAATAATAAAATAATCAAAGTGTGCTGATACTTTTTAGACACTAATTAGAGCCAGAAACGACCTGTTTCCGGTTCTTTTTTTATGCAAAAATATAGCTATAGAAAGTCATAGAATAAGTCATAGAATAAGTCATAGAATAAGTCATAGAATAAGTCATAGGAGGTGTACGAGATGGCATTATATAACAATCCTTATCAATATAGTTTTGGCGTTCCGGGGCAAATGAATCAGTTCCAGCAACAGCCTGTCCAGATGCCAGCTCAACCAGTACAGCAACCCCAGCAGAATAATAATGGAATCCTGTGGGTATCTGGCGAAGTCGGTGCAAAATCCTATCTGGTAGCACCCGGAACAAGTGTTTTATTGATGGACAGTGAAAGTGAAAAGTTCTACATAAAATCCACAGACGTTTCCGGTATGCCACAGCCATTACGGACGTTTGAATACCACGAGGTAGGCACTCAGATGCCGCCTAAACAGCCTGTTCAGAACATGGACAAATATGTCACCAGACAGGAATATGACGATTTAAAGGGCAAATATGAAATTATCATAAACCGATTAAATTCTTTTTCTGAACCTGTTAGGGCTAATACCGTGCAGGAATCAGCAGTCAAGGGAGGAAACGCAGATGAGTAATCCATTATTCAATGCCCTCGGTGGTGGGATGCCACAGGGAAATGGGCCAATGCAGATGATACAACAGTTTATGCAGTTTAAACAGAATTTTAAGGGAGATCCGAAAGCGGAAGTCCAGAAAATGTTACAGTCTGGGAAGATTTCTCAACAGCAACTTAATCAGGTTCAGCAGATGGCAGGGCAATTCCAGCACATGCTGAAAGGAATGAAATAGTACATTACAATCTGGCCAGATTGATGTAAATACACAAAAAGGAGATTATATTATGGATGGTAATTATAGCTTAGCAGATATTGCCGCTGCTACTGGAAACGGTAGAAATAATGACGGCATGTTTGGTGGAGATGGCAGCTGGTGGATTATTGTTTTATTCATTTTTGCTTTCTTCGGATGGGGAAACAACGGCTGGGGCAATAACGGCAACGGCAGCGGATATGCAGCCACGGCAGCTACTCAGGCAGACATTCAGAGAGGATTCGACAATTCCGCAGTGATCAGCAAGCTTGACGGAATCAATAGCGGTCTGTGTGATGGATTCTATGCAGTGAATAACGGTATGCTTACCGGATTTAACGGAATCAACACCAATATCATGCAGACTGGTTTTGGAATCCAGCAGGCAATCAATGCCGATACTGTAGCCAATATGCAGAACACAAATGCGCTCCAGGCACAGCTTGCGAACTGCTGTTGTGAAACCAGGGAAGCTATCCAGGGCGTAAATTACAATATGGCACAGAATACCTGTGCATTGCAGAACACCATGAACAGCAACACAAGAGATATCATTGATAGCCAGAACGCTGGGACAAGAGCCATTCTCGACTATCTTTGCAATGAAAAGATTTCTTCCTTACAGGCTGAAAACAATGATCTCAGACGCGCCGCTTCTCAGGATCGCCAGAGTGCATTGCTTACAACTGCAATGGCTTCTCAGACAAACCAGATTATCGACGCAATAAGACCTACGCCGGTACCGTCTTTCCCTGCGTCAAATCTTTACGGGTATACCTGTAATGGGTGTAATTGCGGAAATTGCTAATTAAATAGCAACACGCAATAAAAAAGTATTGAGTTTGGTCTTAAAATAAGGTATAATAAAGCATAATAGGAGGTGCTTTTTATGCCAAAAAAATTGACGATTGAATACGTAAAGGAGTTTGTTAAAAACAAGACCGAGGGAAAATGTGAAGTACTTTCCGAGAAGTATGTTAATAATTCAACTCCTTTACGAATAAGATGCGGTTGCGGAAAGACATTTGAGAGAAATTTCAATAAATTGCGTGAACGGGAAATTATGTGCATTGACTGTTCAAGAGAAAGAAATTCGAGAAAATTTAGAAATAATCTTGATGATGTCATACAAAATATAAATTCCAGTGGATGCAAATATATCTCCGGAGAATATAAGAACAATCAATCAGTATTAACGATACAGTGCAGATGTGGAAATATTTTTCAAAAATCCTATGCAAAATTCTGTACAGGGCAAGACAGATGTCCAAAATGCGGAAACGAAAGTTTGAAAATAAAAAAAACAAAATATGATATTGATTTTGTAAAAAAGAGCTTGCAAAAAAAAGGATATTCGATTCTTGACGAAAAAGAATACAAAGACAACATGACTCCTTTCAGATGCACTTGTAAAAGAGGACACTTTGTTAATATCAAATTTCTTTATTTTTTAAAAAAAGAATCTGGTTGTGCAAAATGCGCTGCTATTGATAATAGAAACAAAAGAAATTGGAATTACAAAGACGGAAGGTGTAATGTTACGGATTCATTGAGAGATGTGTCTAACCCATGGAAAAAAGAGATAAAGAAAAGTTATGGGAATGTGTGCGCTATTACGGGAAAGAACGCTGAAAGGCTGTCTGTCCACCACTTGTATTCGTTTAACAAATTGGTTGAAAAGGCAAGCATGGAAACAGGAATACCTGTACTTGAAAAATTATCGGATTATGATAATCAAGATGACTTTTATATTCTAAAAGACGAATTAAAAAGAATTAATGATAGTCAAGAAGGTATCCCCATGTTAAGGAAAATACACAACCAATTTCATTCCGAATACGGAAAACAAGACAATACGCCAGAACAATTCGATCAATTTTTAAAAGACCATTACAATACTAATTTGCAGAGTATAAGAGAAAAGAAAATAAAGTAGTATCTTAATCTTTATGATTATGTCGGCTTATGCCGTATTACACAGAGGGGCAGGCTGAGACCTGTCCTTTTGTGATATGAAAGGAGTATTTTTATGGCAGAATTTACAAATGTAGCTGCTCAGACGGTAGCAGCAAATGGAAACGTAGTATTTTCAAACACAGCAGTTAAAGGGTCTAACTGCATTCAGCACAGAGAGGGAAGCGGAATCATTACACTGAGAGGTTTAACCAATCAGTGTAAAGCTAGATTCTTCGTGGACTTTTCTGGTAATATCGCAATTCCAACGGGCGGTACTGTCGGAGCTATTTCTCTGGCTATTGCAATCTCTGGCGAACCTGTATTATCTTCACAGATGATTTCCACACCGGCAGCAGTAGACCAGTATAATAATGTGTCCTCTGGCATTTATATTGATGTACCTCGTGGATGTTGCGTTAACATCGCAGTAGAGAATACAAGCGATCAGGCTGTTTCTGTTGCGAACGCAAACATTGTCGTAACCAGAGAAGCGTAGGAGGTGTGATTATGAGAGACATTAAAGACTTATGTGCAAGAATTGAAGACGAACTGTCTAAAATCGCTGATAATGGGCTGACTACCGGAAATCTGGAAATGACATACAAACTGGTTGATATGTATAAAGATATCAAGAATACGCAGTACTGGGACAAGAAAGTGGAGTATTACAACACTGTCCTTGATGAGATGCGTGGTGGATACAATGACGATTACAGCGAACGCGGAAGAAAGCGTGATAGCATGGGGAGATACAGCTCAAATGATGGCAGAATGATGCCAGATTACGACAGGGGCAGTTCTTATGCCAGACGCGGTGAACATTACGTCAGAGGACATTACAGCCGCTCTGATGGGCGAGATGCTTATGACGACTATATGACACAGAAACAGAGCTATCGTTCCGGCAAGTCTGAAGACTGCAAGAGGAAGATGCTTGCCGCTCTGGAAGAACATCTGGACGAACTCACAACAGAAATGAGCGATATGTCCAAGGATGCAGAGTGCCGGGAGGAACGCGATCTTGTCAAGAGATACGTAGAAAAACTTCGCGATATGCTTTAAAAACGCAAAAAGTGGTAGAGAGGTAGTTAAAATAAATCTGTTATAATGTAATTGTGCAGCAGGAAGCACAAGTAAAACGGTTGTTTTGACATTTTCGTTTTAATCCTCCTTTCTTTAATTTAGTAGCTGGTGCGCACGCTTTAACGGAAAGTTAAGCAGGTTCGAGTCCTGCCGTGCGTATTTGTCATCTGGCACGCAAGATGGCATACCTCCTTGATTAAGGTTTTTGTTATTCATACTTTTCTTAAAAAAAAGAAATAAATATCCGAAACAACTCGTGGTAGGCATAACACGTTAAATACCTTGCTAATCCGGGGATCCGGGTTATGTGGAACCTATCGGCTATAGAGCGAATATCTATAGATACAAGTTTTCCAGTTCGACTCTGGAAGTTCCGCTTTGATTTGGTTAAAATTATGCTGTTTGCTTGCAGGCGGTCTATGATTTGGCTGAATCACAACATCATGATGCTGTAAAGGTTATGTCTTATCCTGTAGACTAATGTTTAGTCCAAAAAGGCACTTCAATGTGGCTTCGCCAAGCGGTAAGGCACCGGACTTTGACTCCGGGAGAGGAACACTCATTCATTGGTTCGAATCCAATAGCCACAGTTACCCTGCCAGTGGTCTAACTGGCTTAATCCATTTACCTGCGGCGGCAGGTCAATAAACACGACCAGGAGGATGTTATGCAGAAACTTATTGACACATTAAAATCATTTGGAATTGAAATCCCGGAGGACAAACAGGCAGATGTGAAGAAAGCACTTTCAGAGCATTATAAGAATGCAAAAGAAGTATCAAAAACTCTGTCAAAAATCGAGGGTGAACGTGATGACTGGAAAGAACGTGCTGAGACAGCAGAGGAAACCTTAAAAGGTTTTGACGGTATCGACCCGGCAAATGTTAAAACCGAGTTAGAGACTTGGAAACAGAAAGCGGCAGATGCAGAGAAAGAATTCAACGCAAAAATCTATGACCGTGATTTCTCAGATGCTCTGAAAGCAGCACTCGATGATGTTAAATTTTCCAGTGAGGCTGCAAAGAAATCAGTCATGGCAGACATCAAAGAAGCTGGATTAAAACTGAAAGACGGTAAAATCCTTGGGCTGAACGATCTGATCGAGCAGATGAAGCAGTCTGACGCATCCGCTTTTGTGGATGAATCTCAGCAGCAGGCTCAGCAGAATCAGGCGAGATTTACAACACATGTTGGACAGCAGCAGACACCGGGAAACATGACAAAGAAAGATATCGAAGCAATCAAAGACCCGTCCGAGAGACAGGCTGCAATTGCTCAGAATATCCAGTTATTCCAGTGATTTTTTTACACCGACTATACATCAGAGTATAGCCGCTAACCCAATACCTTAACAATTATGGGTAGAAAGGATTTTTTATATGGCAGCAAAAGCTAATCTTATTATGACTAATGATATCCAGGTCACAGCACGTGAGATTGATTTTGTTACCAGATTCGAAAGAAACTGGGAACACTTACGTGAAATCCTTGGCATCATGCGTCCAATCAAAAAGACACCCGGAGCGGTTCTTAAATCAAAATATGCAGAGGGTACATTACAGAATGGAAATGTTGGCGAGGGTGAGGAAATCCCTTACAGCAAATTCGTTGTAAAAGAAAAACCCTATGCAGAAATGACTATCGAGAAATACGCAAAGGCTGTATCTATCGAAGCAATCAAAGATCACGGTTACGAGAACGCTGTTCAGATGACCGATGATGAATTCCTCTTCCAACTTCAGACCAATGTTACTGAAAGATTTTACAACTATCTGAAAACAGGTACTCTCTCATTCACGGAAACCACTTTCCAGATGGCTCTGGCAATGGCTAAAGGTCGTGTAGAAAACAAATTCAAGCAGATGCACAGAAATGTGACTGGCGTTGTTGGGTTTGTAAATATTCTGGACGTGTACGAGTATATCGGAGCAGCTGAGATTTCTATTCAGAACCAGTTCGGCTTCCAGTATGTGAAAGACTTCCTGGGATTCAATACGATTTTCTTACTGTCTGACAGTGAAATTCCGAGAGGAACAGTAATCGCTACACCTGTTGAAAATATCGTTCTGTACTATGTTGACCCGAACGAATCTGATTTCGCAAGAGCGGGTCTTGTATATACTGTATCCGGTGAAACAAATCTGATCGGATTCCATACACAGGGCAATTACCATACAGCAGTGTCTGAATCATTCGCAATCATGGGACTTACCCTCTTTGCAGAATATATTGACGCTGTTGCTGTCGGAACTATCAACGCAACTCAGACACTTGGAACTCTGACTGTAAACTCCACAGCAGGAAGTAAGAGCGGAGATACAAAAGTGACTGTTACTCCGGAAAAAGTAAGCGCAGGAAATGTATATAAATACAAAGTTGCATCATCTGAGACTTCCGTAGAGTACGGACAGAATGTGAAGAACTGGAGCGCGTGGGATGGAAAATCTGACATTACCGCAGCAACAGGACAGGTAATCACAGTGGTTGAGTGTGACAGCACCTATAAGGCACTGAGCGCAGGACACGCGACTGTAGAAGCAAAATGATGATCAAGTAGGAGGTAGCTGGCATGGCTTATGCAGATTATAAATTCTATACAGAATCATTCGGCAATGTCGTGCCAGAAACCGACTTTCCACGACTGGCAGAAAGAGCCAGTGATTTCGTGGACACAATGACATTTGACAGACTGGTGGATGGACTGCCAACAAACGAACGCTCTCAGAAGCGTATCAAAAAGGCGGTCTGCTCATTGGCTGAACTAATGTATCAGATTGAACTTGCTGAAAAAAATGCTACCAATGCCGCCGCTAGTGGAGCATCAACCACAATCGGGTCCGGTGGTAGCACTACAGGCATTGTAACATCTGTAAGTTCCGGCAGTGAATCCATCTCTTACGCAACGTCTCAACAGATTGGGGCAAGTGCAAAGGAATGGAGCGCAGTGTATGCCGCTGCTGGAGACGTACAGAAAACGAACGACTTACTTTTTAAGACAGCTTTACCATTGTTGATGGGGGTAAGGACGGATGATGGGATACCAATTTTATATGCAGGAGTGTGATAGATATGAGTTTTAGAGAAGCATGGTTTCAGCTTTTAAATGGCAAAAAAA